GGAAAGGATGGAGGACCTAATTCAATTAAATCAGTAGGTAATCCAACCCGTTCTCTACTTATAGTAGGAGCAACAGCGGTTTCCAAGGACATTGTTTGAACTCCAATGTACCTTTTCATTATGGTTAAGAGAGAGCCCGGCAACGACTTCAATAAACGTCTCACATATGGATGTGATACAGCCAAGAGCAGTACTAAGAAAAATCCAATTAATTGGATCCAGGAATATCGAGATACTGTTCTTTTAAGATAATGGAACACACGTTCCCTAGTAGTAGTACGTTGAGAAATTAAAGAATTAAACATGTTAGCTTCATCTTCATTGATTACTTGAGCGGCAGCAATTTGAGCATTATAGGTAGCAAGAGGCTCATACATAGCAATCAATGATACTGGCAGTGTGCACAAAGCAGCTTCTTCTGGCTGCAAGTTTTTGACTTTATTAAGAATGGAAGTGGTGTAACGCTCAGCGAGCTTCAAGGTTTCCATGTTACGTGGGGCTAGTCCAAGTTTACTCTTGACCTCAGCTATAACAGTACGAGGAATGGAAACTAACGTCGAACCGGATGAAATACCAAGTTCTGTTCCCAACCCATACATCTGTATGGGACGTACCTCTCTATCAAGAACATCACCTTTAAGGGTTTGTTTTGATATTGTGCGCCAGTCTATGCTTCCATAACTGGTTGCATATGGGCTAAAATGGTCTACAACCATCGGTTCATCCATGTCCATTAAATCACATGGAACGAATCGGTATACATTGTATTGTTGGGTGGTTTCCAAAACCAATTCCCAAGTCATTGCACGACCGTCAGATTCAAAATAATGATTATTCATCATCCAATCACAGGTACTATTATTAAAAGTAGTATGATTACCAGCAATGGTTACCGTTGCTGAACCTGGAGAATTATCAGTGATAATTCGACGATACGACACCTGGCCATCCATGGACATTCCAAGAGCGGATGGATAAATGTGCTGTGCAGAATATAAAACCTTAGCTCGAGCTTTATATACACACTCTAATACAGTCTCTGGTGAAAGATAGTATATTGAGTCAATAGCAATGTAACAGTCAGGTGTTTTACATGAACAATCCTCGACTCGATGGTTACAGTACAATAAAGTTTTCTTCTTAGAGTCAAATTTAGCTCGCATGTATTGTCGATTATGATCACGGGGACATAATAACGGACAACACGACCACACATTCAACCTGTTACGGCGTTTGTGTCGGATTGGATTACCTCCGATATCAACAATTTGACCAGATACTTGGGTTATGATAAAAGATTCGAGGTTATCTCGATACATTTCAGCAGTGGCATGTGGATTCCTAAAATCAGACACACTGACCAACTCAACGGTTGGAAAGTCCTTTGAAATGCAAGTTTTATCTGGTATAACACCATTGTAATAGATCAACTTGGATTTTGGCTTTGCGAGTTCAACACTTTGTTGTTTACTAACTTTCTTCGAATCCTTCGATTCGGCATCACCTTTGGCATTTTTATCGCCATTAGATGGGGGAGCACTGGTCTTAGCCTGTTTCACTCCACTTGGAGCACTGGTCTTTGCCTGTTTCACTCCACTAGGAGCACTGGTCTTTGCCTGTTTCACTCCTTTAGGCTTGTCCTTCGATTCCTTCTTCCTTTCTTTTTGGAGATCTGGCCTCTTAGGCTTGTCCTTTTTCCCTTTACTACTAGGTACTGGTGGCTTCAATCCATTAACTTTTGGATTTGATTCCTGGGGTTTAACATCAGGTTCCTTGGGAACAATGTCATTAATACAACTTTCCATGGTAATGATGTCTGAACTACGATGAGGCGGATCTAGTATAGTTATAGTACGAATAGTTTAACTATATATTGATCGGCC